TAGACAAAAAGGCAGAGGGCTTCAACGCTGGTGAAGACGGCTTTCCTTCACCCGGTAGGGTAGCCTGGGACTTGTGGGGCGGTGATGCTGGCTTTAGGTGGTCTACATCCAAGCGGGACGCTATGCAGCCTGATGGTAAGAGCCTTGATTGTTGCACTCCGGGGGTAGTGTACAAGTCTCACCCTTTTTACGGGTACGAGCTGGAGACCAGCTCAAGCGAGTAGATGACGGCACCGGCAGAATCTATGCTGCCAGCCAGAAGTTCCGCAACGATTTACTGGAGCGCGAAGGCGTAGCCATAAGCCGGATGCAACGTGCCTACAAAGCCGCTACCAAGGCAAGCATCGATGAACTGGAAGCGCTGGAGGGTAGGATTCAAGAGCGGCTAGATAACGGGGAAGACCCAAGCGACACAATCTTGTGGATGCGTCAGCGGATCATCGACAACATAAACGAGTTAGGAAAGAACCTACAAGCCTTTGCGATTGAGGGGGCAACCATTACAGCAGATGGTCAACTCCAAAGCGCAATACTTGCTAATGATGCAACGGCGGGCCTTGTGGAAACGGCAGCGGGTAAAAAGCCCGCAGGCGTTACCCTTGGTACTTCATGGACAAACCTACCTGATGAACAACTCCAAGCCTTTGTCGGGTTCGCAGGCGATGGTAGCCCTCTGGCTATCCTATTCGACACCATCCCACAAGTAACCACGGATGCTATGCAGATGGCTTTGGTACAAGGCATAAGCCTCGGTGAAGGGCCACGGACGGTAGCACGGCGGGTACGCAAGGCTGCAGACATCGGACGCTACCGAGCGGAGACAATAGCACGTACCGAGATGATTCGAAGTGCTAGAGAAGCACAGCGGCAACTATACACCCAGAACCCTGCGGTACAAGGCTACCGGCGGCAAGCCACGCAGGATAGCCGGGTATGTCTTGCTTGCTTGGCTCTATCCGGTACCCTGTCAACCACCGATGAAATCATGCCAAGCCATCCGAACTGTAGGTGTGTCATGGTTCCGGTAACGATGTCCTGGGCGGAGATTACCGGGGATAGTAGCATCCCTGATACACGCCCTCCGGTAGCAACACCTGAACGTATTCTTGCTGGCTTGTCAGAGTCTGACAAGTTGGCTATCATGGGCGCTTCACGTTATGCCCTGTACTCTGAGGGGCTACCGCTAAGTGACATGGTTACCGTGGTACCTAATGCAGACTGGGGGCCTACTACACGGGTACGGCCGCTCAAAGACCTTGAAGGCTACGAACCGGATCTAACGACATACTTATAAAAATGACGGTGTGGGATACTTATCATATGGACGTGCTAACAAGTAGTGTAGACGGCATCAAGAGCGACCGGCTCGGTTATGTCAAAGGTTATCTGGTGCGCTTTGGTGACACCAAGACCGCTGACCTTGAAGGTGATTATTTCACTAAGGCAACTGACTATGGATTTCCAATGTCCGAAGGCAAGCGCGTACCGCTCAACGTTTACTACCACCACGGTATGGATGCCAATGTAGGCAAGAAGTCTATCGGTACTGGCTACATCAAGATGGACGAAACCGGGCTTTGGTACGAAGCGCAGCTAGACTTAGCCGACGAATACGGCAAGATGATTGCGAAGCTCTGCAAGCAAGGCAAGATGGGCTTTTCCTCTGGTGCCGCCGCTCACATGGTTGAGCGTAAGAGCATGGGCAGTTCCGCTGAAATTACCCGGTGGCCTATCGCTGAGGCAAGCATTACCCCGACACCTGCCGAGTTCCGGAACAGCGTGAAGACCCTCAAGGAGTACTACGGCATGGAACCCATGATGTACATGGAAGAAGAAGAGATGGTTATGGCTCCAATGCCAGAGCAAAGCCCAGAAGAATACGCTTTGTCGGTCTTTGATGAGTCTGAGGGCGAGATGGTGCATGAAGGCTTGGAAGCCTACTACGATGCGCTTTGTGGAGCCATCGAAGCCGTATCCGATCAAGCCATGGCAGATGCCATCATTGATGAGTTTGCTAAACGTGCCAAGGCGCTCTTTGCCATGCACGGTATGAAAAGTGTACAACCCGCTTCCCTGCGGGGTGTTGAACGTCGGCTGCGGGATGCAGTCGGTTTGTCACGGTCAAGCGCTAAGCGTTTGGCTCCAGTAGTCTGGGATTCTCTGCGGGATGCAGACCAGCCTGAAGAGCAGCCGTCCATCGTAGTCGAGGCGAAAGCCCATGACAATGACGAACGCCAGGAACTGCTGGCCCGTCTGGAGTTGCTAACACAACTATGAACATCGACCAATTGCAGAATCGCAAAGATTCTGTGCTTGCTACCGCGCGGGAGCTTGCTTCCGGTGATGGTGACCTCGCACAGGTCAAATCCCTGATGGCAGAAGCCAAGGGCATTGAAGAGCGCATCGAGACCATCAAGGCACTCGGACAAGGACACCCAGTGGTAAACGAAACACCAGCAGAGCAACCGTGGAAGAGCGGCGGTATCGGTCGCAATCCACTTTCCGGCACACGTGATGAAGCCAACTGGAAGGCTTACGCTTGGGGTCAGTGGGGACGCTCTATCATGGGCAACCGCAAGGCCGCTGAGTGGTGTAAGAACAACCTCAAGGCACAGTCTGAAGGCACGACAACCGCTGGTGGTTTTACTGTTCCAGATCCACTGTCGAGCGAACTTATCTACCTGCGTGAGCAGTTTGGTATCGCACGTCAAAACTGCCGCATCTACCCGATGAGCAGCGATGTCTTGAACGTTCCAAACGCAACGGCATCGACCACGGTTTACTATCCGGGTGAAAATACCGCAATCACTGCAAGCGACTTGACCTTTGCACAGGTGAACCTTGTAGCGAAGAAGCCATCCGTGCTTACTCAGGTATCCAAGGAACTGGCAGAGGATAGCATCATTGACTTTGGTGCAACACTTGCCCGTGACATGGCTTATGTCTTGGCTAAGGAAGAAGACCGCGTTGTATTCAACAATGCAGTAGACTCCACGAGCGGCCTCGATGGCATCCTTTATGCTATCTACAGCAGCAACGCCACAAAGGCTAACATTGCATCCTTGCAGGTCTTCACGACCGGCCAGACAATCACGTATTCACCTACGTTGGCCAACTTGAAGGGCATGGTCGCAAAGCTCCCGACATACGCCGCAAATGCAAAGTGGTTTATGCACCGCGAGATTTGGTACAACGCCATCGCTCCTCTGCTTGACGCTTTGGGCGGTAACTCGATCATGGACATCCAGAATGCCTATGGCCCTACGCCTATGCTCTACGGATACCCTGTAGTTTTCGTCCAAAATATGCAGAAGACCCTTGCAGCATCCACGCCTTACATCTTGCTTGGTGACCTGAGCATGGGTACCGCGTTCGGTGACCGCCGAACCGTTACGATCGAGGTTTCGGATCAGCGTTACTTTGTTGAGGATGCTTTGGCATTCAAGGCTACCGAGCGATTCGCTTTCAAGGCGTTTGACATCGGCAACGTTGATGCAACAGCAGCCAACCGCGTACCTGGCTCGCTTATCGTCGGAGCATCCGCAGCTACATAAGCCTAGCGGTTTCTATCTCAAGCCCTCGGCAGACGTGCCGGGGGTTTTTCTTTATGTGGGATACTTACAGCATGATGACCAGAGCCGAGGCAATCGCACAGGTGAGCCTTTTTGTGTCTGCCCAAAGTTACCCGCAGATGTCCACAACCGACATCGGTTCTATCTTGGATTCTTTCTCCCGCTTCTCTACTTGGGCAGCGGCAACCACCTATGCTGTCGGTGACCGTGTGGTTCCTACAACGCCCAACGGGCGGGTATACGAAGCACGGGTTGCTGGCACTTCAGGCGCTAACGAACCGACCTTCCCGGTCTACAGCCCGTACCAAGTCAAAGGCTTTACTTTGGAAGATGGAAGTGGAGACCCTACCCTGATGTGGGTAGACCAAGGCCCGATCAATGTTGAAAGATACGACGTTAGGACGGCAACCCGGCAAGCGTGGCTTATCAAGGCATCACGGGTAGCGGCAGACATCGATGCTAAGGAAGGCACGAGCGATGTGAAGCTTAGCCAACTGATGCAAAACTGCCTGACGATGGCTGATAAGTTTAGACCGGTGGTGTTCGCATGAGTCCACTTCTCCGCTCAACCATTCAAGCCGGGATGGTACGTAACCTGTGCCAAGACCGTATAGAGATTCACCGCTTCACCCTTACGGAAGATGGCCGTGGTGGAGTCACTGAGACATGGCGTAAGGTTGCCGAGTACAACGCCAGGCTAACCAACCAATCAGACACAGAGAGCATTGTAGGTGGCTCGATTGCATCATCTGCCCAGTGGACGCTAATCATTGCTGTAGGGGCTGATGTGATGCCACAGGATAGGGTGTACCGGGTAGGCGATGATGCCAAGTATTACGATGTAGTCGGATCAGACTTTGGACAGACTGAATTATTGGTACAACATTGTGGATTGGTGGAACGAACCTCATGAGCGCATCGGAATACACAGCGATTGGTATCTTTGTGACTGGCTTGGTTGTTAGCCTGTTGGTCTACATTGTTCAGTTTCTCCACCGTATGGATAAACGCAATGCTGTTGATACCCTAACCATCAAAGACCATGGGCATAGGCTTGGCAAGGTTGAGACAGACACCGGCGAACTGAAGACACGGGTGACACACTTGGAGGCGAGAAGATGAATAGTATAAGTATTAGCAGGCTGGTCGTGGTTGTCTTGATCGCCTTTGTCGCGTCCTTTAGCACGGTCTTTGGTGATGGCGTTCGTACCGCAGAAGCCAAAGACATTGCCGAGCTTGGCGCAGTGATGGCACTGTACGGGAGCAAGGCTGTAGCGGCTGGTCTTACAGCTGCGATGTCTGCTGCGCTGGGCTTCTTGACGATGCCGTTCAAGGGGACGGGAATCAATGCGCTGAAGGTGGGCAAATGAACCTGCAAAACTTCTACATAGTCAAGGAACCAGCACCGTCTACCGACTGGCGCGTCTTTGGTGACATCGAGGATGACAACGGCAACATCATTGGTACATTTGGCCCTGATGGTACGTCTGTTAACGTTTGGTGGGTCACTCAGGATGAAGCGTTTCAGGCTGGCATTGTCAACCAGTTTGCGGTGATTATGGCTCAGCAGATTGCTGGTGGAGATGCCGAGTAATGGCTACTTATTACGTTAGGACGGATGGCAGTAATTCTAATACAGGCACTGGCCCTGGTGCTGGTCAAGCGTGGCAAACGATTGCCAAGGCTATAACATCGGCAGTTGCTCCGGGTGACACTATATACATTGCACCGGGTATCTATCGTGAACCGGGATTGGCTCCAACATTTACAAACCCCTCAAGTAACGCTCAGCGAATATCATATATTGGAGACACGTCAGCAACTCAATTTGTAGGGGTTAGTCTAGGCCCCGTAATCATTACAACGTATACGACAAATACGTCAGGGCAGACTACATATTTGTTGAACTGGAACAAAGATTACACGACATTTGAAAACATCTGTTTTATTGGATATCCAACAAGAAACACTCCTGTATTTGGTTCTTTGATTTTTATGACTTGTATTTATCCAATATTTACAAAATGTTTGATTCAACAGACTTCAACATCTACGCAGAATCACGGCATACATTTTATGGCAACGTATAACGTACGCGGCCCTGAGATTCGCAAGTGTGTATTTCTGAATACAAACATAATCATTCAAGGTACTGGTACAGCGGCTGGTCAATGGGATTCTCAAACTCGTATTGAGGACTGTATTTTTCAAGTAAATAACAGTTTTACCAATATGGAAGGTGTACGCATATATTCCGACCCGCAATTTACACTGGGTGGAATAACCGTCAATAACAATTATATTTCTGGTTACGCTGGTGTCGGCGTGATTAATCAAGGTTCAAGCACTTACCCTGCGATTGTCCAGAATAACTACATAGAGGCATCAAATGTTGCATTAACCGCAGGGGCAACAAATCAAATGACACAAACGTACAACGTGTTATTTGGAAGTATTACGCGAACAAATGTAAGTTCATCTGTAACGTCATACGAGAATGTATTTGCATTCAAAAATGGAGACATATCAAGAATACAAGGATGGGCTAACTATCCATTTGTTGCACCTATCACCAGTCAAGGTTTGCAAATCAACACAGGTATAAACACACTTTCTCCTGCTACGGATATCTATGGTGTGACGTGGAACACGCCAACTACACCAACTATTGGAGCGGCTGAGTTTAACAATTATGCGCCTGCAAGTGCATACATTCCGACCGAACGCAACGCTGGTGTCATAACGATTGCACCCGGTAGCACTTCACAAAGCATCGAGATGTACTTAGGTGTAACCGGTTTGACCTCATCGTCCTCTGGTCTCTCAGCCCGGTACAACCGGACACGCACAGCATCTGTATCAATCCCGCTGGTAGCCCGTACAATCGCGCAGGCGTGGACATCTGGCGGCTTTGCCGAGGTAGACGCTACCAATATGCCGGGCGTGTACAGACTCGACCTTCCCGATGCCGCATTGGCTGCTGGTGCTGATGATGTGACTATCGTGGTGCGTGGTGCTAGCGGTACGAACGGCGCGGTAATGACTGTCAAGCTGTCCTCTGGTGGTCTTACATCGGCACAGACGGCAACGGCTGTATGGGGTGCTAGCCCTGCACCATACGTTGATGCTACGACAATGGGTGGCATCCTCACTGAGACTAATGGACTGGCTAACAGCATTGACCAAGAGGTTAGTCAGATTCCTATACTGGTATGGGATGAGCTTAGAGCCAACCATTCAACTGCTGGCACCTTTGGTGAGTATGTCAATGCTGAACTGGTTACCCCGGTAACCTCTGCCGCTCTGGTACGGATGGGGCCATACGAGATCAAGGCTGACGGCTTGGGAGCAAGTGACCCGCTAGACATCCAGAAGGGCGCACAGCATGGCGTTGACATCCAGTGTGTAGATGCCTTTGGAAGCGGGATAGATATCACGAGTGCAACGGTTACCGCTAAGGTCTACAACAGCGGTGCTACCTTGGTTGACACGTACGCTTGTACGGCAACTTATGCAGCTGATGGCAGGGCAACCTTTACGATTGACACGACGGTTACCAACACTCCAGGAACCTACACGGCAACTATCACGCGCACAACCGGAGCATCTGACACGCAGATATTTGGCCCGCTCCGCATCTATG